CTCCTATAAAGAAAGATGCGTTCCTTCGGTTTCCCTACTTCCGTCCGTTAGGATGAACGACAATAATAAAACTCCCCGGACCTTGTAAGCCCGGGGAGATACCTACTTAATTAAGCAGGAACAGCTAGAGCAACAGCAGAACTGTCACGTAACTCAGCTACACCGTAAAGCATATCTGTCGTGAACAATGTTGCAAGCCATTCTTGCTTGTACTGGGTCTGTGAACGTACACCCATCTGCTCAGCAAGACAGAAAGCATCTTTATGAGCCATAAGGACAATACGGTCAGCACCGGAGTTACCAGCACCTGAGTCAGCATTGGTGGATACATAGACTTTTACGCCATACACATCACCAATTTGACCGTTACGGATGGTGTTAGCTGAACCTTGCTCACCAACAAAAGACTGCTCAGTGAAACGAGCAAGACCCATAAGGGTGTTTCTTGTTGTAGGTGGAACGATCATCAAACGATCCGTCATTGGTACGTCAGCATCATCAAGTCGTTGGATAGTACGTCTGATAGCAGCATCAGTCAACGCAGCAGCGTTAGAAGATGTACTGTTATAGGAAGTAGTACCGTTAGAACCAATAAATGCGTTAGTAGTAGTAGCTGATGTAGAGTACGCAGTACCTGAACCAGCAGTACGACCTAGCTGAATTAAGTCAGTATCAACTTGTTTAGCAATAGCAAAACCAGCGTCATCAGTGTAGAACTTTCGTAGAGAGCTAAGTGCTTGTGTCTCAACGATGTCCTCAATGAAGCGTGAGTATTCGTAGTGCTTGTCGATGTTGACCAGAATCTCGTTCTCAGTTGCAGCAATAAGCGTTACCTGAGTTGATGCTGCTTTTGCAGACGCTGCACCACGAGTTGGTTTAGGAATGTGAAGCACATCACCTTTTTTGCCTTTAAAAGACATCTTGGAGAACAAGTTAGCAGCAACAAGATTAGACTTGTAAGCTGCAACAATCTCATCACTCCAAATTTCAGGGATGAACTTCGCTGCGGTAGTGGTTGTTACATTATTAGTACCTAGTGCCATTTCTTATTTCCTTTTCATTTAATAGATTCTACCTTCCTCATAAGCGAGTAAGATTTCATCTGAATTAGCATAGTATTTATCAGGGTTAGTTTTTAAAAGATCTTGTAGAGCCAATCTACTATATCGTTTCTTAGAACTTACACCAGTAGCACCTGTATCAACAGAAGCAGCCTTCAAAGATTTACTTCTAGTCTCTTCAGACTTAGTGGTGATGGTCTGCTGCTCTGATTGTTTACTACCTGAAATAGCTTGCCAGGTACTAATCAGTTCAGTAGCAGAAGCAATATCATAACCACCATCAGCTTCTTGATATAGTTTTTGTCTGATTGGTGAAGCATCAACCCATTGTTTAAACTCCGGGGTTTGTATCACTTGCACATAATCAGGAAACTGTTGTTGTAGCTGTTGTTGAGCAGTTTGAGCCTTCATAATGAGGGCTTGTTCTTGCGCCTGTTTAATCGTTGGATGATTAGATAAATAGTCATCCATCGCTTCTGTAGGTTTCTTAAAAAACTTCTCGTTTGGATCTTCATCTTCTTGAGTTGGCTGTTGTGCTTTCTTTTGAAGAAGTTCTCGTTTCATCATGTCATCAAAGAACTTACGATGCTCACCTACCTCTTGTGCGTGTTTACCAATTAGCTTTTCAGCTTCTTGGTGCATCTTTGCAAGATCTTCAACTGTTTTACCCTTGTATTTATCAGGTAGTATGCTTTCAGGGTTAGCCTCAACAGCAGGTTGCTCTTCAGGTTCCTGTGCCTCTATCTGTTCCTTTTTAGCAGGTTCTTCACCTACCTCATCAGGTGTAAAGTCAAGGTTTTGTTGTAACGGATCTTCAAACTTAGCCATATATAAAACTCCTGTCAACTATGTGATTGTAGGATATAAAAAATGCCACTGGACGCTCAGCCTCTGCGTTTTTCAGCGACTCTTGTTGCTTCTTCGCGTTTTCTAACCCAAGCATCGGCTGCTGTAGGGAAATCACCAGTGATTCCTTCAAGCGCAATACGAGGTGATGAGATAATGCGAAGTGCCATTAGTTGACAAACAGGACACTCAACAGCGTTTACCGTGTCATCAACGTAACTCTCTGTGGTGTGATTTTCAGCACACCTAAATTCAAATATTCTCTTACTCATTGTTCATCTGCTCCCAGGCTTCCTCAGAAAGTTTTTTGAGAGTTCTGATCCAATGCAAAACATCTAACTGACCTTTACGAAAGTGCAACTCCTCTAGGCTTTGTGTAGCCATCAAGTTGTTTCTCTCTTCAATCATCGTTTCAACATCTGTCAGTAAATCTGTGTATCCTTTACTTGACATCATGCTGAAGCGTTCTTCGTAGTATGTCTGGAGTTCTTTATCCAATAGGAGTTCTCCTGTAAATGTAAATAAGAATCATTCCTATTTACTTGAGGCTTATCCTACCACAAATAGAACGGTTTGTCTAAATTATTTGCTTATATATTTTTTAATTATAAAAAATTGTATTTATATAACAAAATAATTGTACAAAGTGTTTACTTTTGTGAAATTAGCTTTTAAAATAGATTCAACACTTAAAAAACAACAAGGAGATAGAAAATGAATAAAGATTTTGAAAACGCATTGATAGCAGTGGTCAAAGATGTAGTAAGTGATATAGATTATACAATAAAGTTATCTAAGGAATTAAGTCGCATGGGATTTGACGAAATTGGTGAAGCTTTAATATTGGCGGATGAGAATAATTTAGATTTATTTTGTGCGAGCCACCATCGTTTAATAATGGAAGCCAATTTAAACTTACAGAACAGAGGAGTTTAAAAAATGAAATTAATTAGTACACAATATTTTGGAAACCAATCAACTCGTTTTGCTTTGGTAGGAAAAAGAGGAAGGAAGTGGACTAAAGTAGTTGTCTGCACTTCTCCGATCAGAGTCGTAAAAGTAGATAACAAGATTGCCGACAAGTTTGAAGAGATTGTTAAGGGTGATCCTAGACTTGGAACAAAACCTAAAGCTGGTAACCCGGTAACTAGAACAAAGCAACAAATCAGAGAGCTGGCAGCTTGGACTTACAAAGAAGGATTGCCAAAAACATTAACCAACTTCTTGAAAGGGGAGTAAGAGTGAGAATATTATTAGAAGCAGTTTTATTCAGCTACGGATCTTTTTACGTCATCTGGCATCTGCTTGCTTTTATGTTTTAAGAAAGGGGTGTAAGCCCCTCTCTTTATTGCGTCATTCTCTTCTCTTGCATTTGCTTATCTACAATTCTTTCTTTCGACTCAATATCCTTTTCTTTAATTAATAGATCAGCAATCTTAGCTCTCTTAGTAAACTCTTCAGTATCCTCATCCTTAATGTTAGCTGATAGGTTTCTAATCATGTCAGTCTTAACCTTGTCCTCCATCAGAGAAGCCTCAATCATGATCTTCTGAGCATTAGCTTGTGCTTCTTGAGCATCAGCCATAGACTCTTGCGCTCTAGCTTGCAGTTCAGCAGTTTGAGCAGCTAGATACTGCATCTGAGCTTGCTGTGTCTGCATCTGCATCTCCTGGGCTTGTGGATTAGGCTGAGACATCTGATCTAACTGAGCTACTAACTGCTCTCTGTTTAGCAACCCGGAAGTGGACACAATGCTCTTTAGAATGACAGGAACAATAGGAGACGATGGTCCTAGTGTTTGTAACAGACCAATCAACTGTTGCTGCTCATGCTCTCTAGCAATAGCACCTATAGAGGACATCGTAGTAAACTTAAAGTCCTTCATAGGATATCGTTCCGGGTCAAACTGCATATAACGATACGCAACCTTCTTAACCATCGGTATGATGAAATCGTCCTGAAACGATGCCATTGCCACACGGTTCTTTTTGACAATAGCAGACATAGCTAATGACATACCCATACCGTTGTTCTGTCCTCCTCCTGCTGCGCTCTTGACCAACTCTGACGAGTCTAGTGTGCCTGTAGCTTGTAGCAGCATTGCCTCAAAACCTTTGGCTGTGTCGTAGTTAGAAGCGTCTGTACTTCCGAACTTAAACGGTTGTAGGATCTCAGCAGGGTTTCCATTAGTTAGGATGTTTTTACCAGGTCTGATCTCAAACTTCATACCTCTCGGTAATCTTGTCGCATCAATACCCATCATAGGTGCAGTGGTTAGAGCTAAAGAGTCCATGTGGCTGCGTAGCTGGGCATCAATAGCTTTTTGCATGTTGTAGCCCTTCTCGACTGTTCCAACACCATAGAAACGCCCTGGACGTACTTCAGGTCTATATATAATGATAGGTCTATCTTCCATCATATAAGGAGATCGTTCTGCCTTTAATAACTGACCATCATTAGCAATAACCACAATTGCTTCAACCATGTCAGCTAAACTAGATTTTTCCTCATCATCAGGAAATAATTCTTCTGCTTTTTGCTCTACTTCTCCAGATGCTTCTAACAAGTCTCTAGGAACTAGACCATAATACCTAATAATTTTAACTTTATCGTCTTGATATGTTGTTGATTCTATCTCTGAAGACTCTAAATCGTCATTATCATATTGAGTATCAATATCTACGTTTTTATAGACTCCTGAAGCAATTCCACGCAGTATTTGATGATAACTAATATATTCTTCAACACCAATACCCATAGAATCATCTACAGAATCAGCATTGGGGTCAATCAGTAAGTTTTTAGGGTTAATCGGTTTAATTTTTACTGATACTTTTTCTCTTTCGGTGACTCCTACCTCTGCCATGCCTTGTTCTGGCATTTCTTGGGTAGTGGGAACACGTTCTAGTTCAGTTTTAACTAAAACTTCCCCTACGCCTGTCCCATAAATCTCTGCCAGCTTAACAATAGAGGAAACATTGTTGATATAAGCATTATTATGTGTATCTTCTAACAACAATGCTTGCATTACCTCTATGTCAGCAGAATCTTGATCTAATCCGTCATCGCTTATTTCAAACAGTTTTCCGGATCCAGCAAAGCCTTCCATAGTTTCCGCAACCCTGTTATCAACAGCTTGACGGGTAGCAGGACTAATGATTTTACTACGCTCACTGTCCCTAGTACGATCTTCCGCGCTCCAAATTCCATAGTATATCCTCTCATATTCATCCCACTTGGTTTCATAATTAGAGTCTCTCCAGTCTCTCCACCTATCACAGTGGTCCACCACGAAAGACACTAGCTCTTTCTCACTTTGTGTTTCAGGTGCTTCTTCTTCCATGAAATCTGTATTATAGTTTTCAGCCATGTTATTTCCCTGCCTTAAAATTCTCTAGTGGAGTACCTTTTTTATAATTCTTAGCGTAGTCTAGTGCTTCATCTTCTGTTTTAAACTCTTTAAAGTTTCCAGTACGCATAGCATGATCCAAAGCGTTTTTAAAGTCTTTAAACTCGTAAAGCTCTCCAGTTTCAGGCATGTATTGGATCATAGGAAAAGCTACAGGTCTGCCGTCTACTGTTGTGTTTGACATTAAATGCGTAGCGTACCTCTCTTGATCCATAAACGCACCTTTTTCTGTCTTATCTATAAAAGGATAGTTCTGTGGATTGTTTATTCGATCTATAAATTCTGGTTCATTATTGGGCATATTAGTATCCTGATATCCAGTCTAAAGGTTCGTATTCTTCGTCTAAATCTTCAAAGTACATCACTACGTTAGCTATCTGAGCAATTAAACTTACTGAGTCAACCATGTCATCATGCACACCAGTGGTAGGAAAGTTAAGCAGCTCATCTTTAAACTCTTTAACCCAGTCACCATCACAAAGCTCTACCTGCTTATGCTCAAACCTACCCTGCAAAGCACCCACAACTCTGTCTATCTTGCTTCTGTTACCTATCGCTATTTCTTCTATTCTTGGGTAGATGTTTTGTTTTAACATCATCTCGGTTAAGTAGGGCATAACAGCCCTCATTAAAGAACCTTTTTCTATTCCAATAACTTGCACACCGTATAACTGGGTGTGCTTTAGGATTCTCTCGCATACCTCTTTAATGTCCCACCTTCCTGCGTCAACCTTATCTACCCACCACTTGTTATCGTCTCCTACCTTGACAATAGCTATAGATGTCTGGTCTAAATACTTCTTCTTATTGCTGGCTTGTTTTGATACGTTCTCAAAACCTGCCAAGTCCACAGCCATGTAGTAAGTACCATTCTCTGGTTCATCGTCTTTATCTTTTACTACCACCCAGTCTTCTTTAAATATGTCTGACTGCGGTGCCTCAAAATTAGCCATGAACTCCTGCCTAAACGCAAACGTAGACATCGTTTCTTTAGCTATTTCAATTTCTTCTTTATCTAGCAGTGGGTTATCAAAGCTAGTAAAGTGCCATGACTTCCAATCCTTAACATCTTTCTTACCTAGCTTGTAGAGATCATAGAAGTGATTACGTCCCTTCGGTGTACCGATAAAGACGCACTGACCCTTCAAGTCAGCTAACGCTGGTCTAAGAATCTGCTCAAACACTGTAGGCTTAATATCTGCATACTCATCGAGTACAACAAACTTTAAAGCTACACCTCGCATCGTCTCTGGTCTATCAGCACCTTTTAACGATATGACAGAACCATTAATCAGTGTTAACTGCATATTGTTAACGTGGCTGCTTGCTATTACCGGGTTTCCCAGCTCTAACAGTTGCTGCCACATAATGTCTCTAGCCTGTTGCTGCGTAGGGGC